GCACACCTCCTGCCCAATCTGAACGTTTGACAAAGTCACAACGTCAGTCCCGGCTGCATTGACAATGACAGGCCCGGTCTGGACAGGAACAGCACCAAAGGGCGTTGCAGCTGCAATGGTGCCACCCGCGGCGGTCAGCGTACCAGCTGATTGAAAACCACCAGGCGGGACGTGGGGGGTGATCAAAGTCACATCATACTCCACCCACAGCTTGCCCCAGTTAACGGCGGTGCCGTCGACCGTGCAAGCAAAGAGGTTGCCGCAATCATACGTCTTGATATCCTGATTTGCGGCTAGCGACCCTGTTCGCACATATCGCTCCTCCATGTCTCCCATCAGCTCCTTGCCTGCGAGATGACACTCAATGTCCTTCCATGGCGCATCCTCGACCGTGTCCTCATACGCCGACGCCGCCACCTCTGAGACAGGTGCAGCATCTGACGCATCGTAATCGGGTGCGAGCATCATGGAACCGGGGACATTGGAACCGGTGCGAGTATAATAACAAAACTTCACACCGTTAAACCGGTATTTCTCCCACCCGGCCGCTTCATTGGAGAGCCAGGGGAAGGTGGAAGCCAGGCCAGGATTGAGGGCGAGGGCCTGGGCAACCGCGAAAGCTTGGGATCCTGTGATCGAAGCTACCAGTTCCCTGTGGATGATTCGACACGAGTCGATACCATTTCGGAAAATCTGTGCTTGTCCAGTGCGTTGCGAAGTCGCGTACGCTGCGGCAACGAATGCCTGCTCCCCGGCCCCCACGGCCGCCGCAGCACGGCCGCGACGGGCGGCTCGTCTGCGCTGACGGCGTTTCTGCTTCTACTGAGGTGGCTGACCACCACCACCAGCGCGTGCAGGAGCGCGATTGCGACGCTTACGAGAGCGAGCGCCAGCATTGTTGTTGTTGTTCATCGTTGCAATAATACTACCGAAGAATGGAAAATTTCGGTGTCGGGGCGCGACCCCTCATAACTAACAAGCAACAGCAACCCAACTAATTTGAAGGATAGGAGGTATCCTAAAGCCACATTGATTAAAGGCTCAACATGGAAAGCCGTCCCCGTACAAGGGCATCACTTAGGCAGAGCAACACCGAGGCGCTTGGCCACCTCACGGCGTTTCTTTTCCCACTGCTTCAGGCGCGCCTGGAAAACCTCCTTGGTCTCGTTGGTCCTCTGCTTAGGCACGACCCACTCCCTAGGATCGGTGTGAGCTTTGGCGGGTTGCTTGGGTTCCGCTAGAGCAGCCTGAGCCTGCTTCTCCACGACTCGTCTACCCTGCGAGTCAACCTTCGGGACGAAGGCCTCAGCAACGGCAACAGCACTGCCCGTGTACGAAGTGCTCCCAGATTCCAGGCTGGGTTCACACTTAGGCGTGTCGACTGCTGCTTCGGTGCTGGGGGGGAGGGGTGTCGGAACTATCTCATCCAACTCCTCCTTCCCCTTGTCGTCCTTAGGAACGGGCAGCACAAGCTCATCACCCACGACCGAGGCGATTTTCACCACCACCGGAAGCAGACCAGCCGGAGTGCACAACGGAGCGCGCAACAACAGCTGGGGGTCTCGTGTCTCCCAAATCGAGGCAATCCAACCTTCGAACCTCTCAAAGTCGAAATCAGGAACGAATCGCTGAAAAACGTCTCCCATCCAACCAGAGTCCTCGTTGGGCCAGTTCGCCTCGAGAGAGTGTTTGCCGTCCCACGGCATCAACTCCCCTTCCATACGCTCCCCAAGGAGGTCATGGGACACCCGGCAGATCGCTCCAATCACGGGTGAATTACGGTCCATCCTGTAGTAGCCAGAAATTCTCTCCGCAAAGCGCTCCAGCGCTTGTCCTGAATACGGTTTGAACCTCGACGGACCGACCCACAGCTTTGACAGCAAGCGGGCTGGATTGGCCATGGAGTTGACGTCTCCATTCCAAACGTCCGGGCCGAACTGACGATTCAAGAAGTTCACGCCAAGGTCTCCCCTAGCCACAACCTCCACCTCGTAATCCTGGCCCATGACGGCACTGGCTTTCTTCACCATCTCAGGGTCGACTGCCCACGACAAGCTATCGTCCCCCCCGTAAATCCCGAGTCGCCTCCAGGCCTGAGCGGGGCTCAATACAACACCATTGACCGTGGTCTGCCTTAACGCACAGTAATCAATGAACGCAGTGATGATCGAGTTGAAATTGGCGGTCTCCAAGGATCCGGAACCCCGAGAATAGCCAGAATGGTACTTAAACTGGTGCCCAGTAGTACCGGGCAGCGCAATCTGGTCATCCATGGCCTCATTCACGCCCGAGTGATGGCAAGGGCGGAAGAAGCGAAGCATGCACATGCGCTCCAAGATGCGGGAGTTCAGCTCAACATGACCATCGAACCTACTACCATCACACATCACCGAGTGGGGGGCGTCTACGAGCACATCGCACACCCTCTGAGCAACCTCGGCGGGAGTCTTATTGAAGGCATACCACGGCTGACTCTTCATAATCTCCCTGTCAAAGGCGTACATATATCGCGAGTACGTCTCTTTCACAATCGGCACAGACTGTGAGATGTTGCGCGGGTCCGTGGGCTTCTGGTACGTTTCCTTCTTCTTGAAAACGCTCCACTTGGCCGACCACGAATCTCCGGTCACAGCAGCCTCCTCCAAAATTGCTCGTTGAGAAGGCGAATCCTGTTTCTCACGCACTTCATCGTGATCAACGGGATCACCAGTATGCTTCATGTTTTCAGGGATCAGGAACTCCGTGAACTCACTCATAAAACCAACATACTTGGGAGGCAGGGGTATTCTGGGTCGGTCCAGAAAAGCCTTGACACGTCCTTCAATGCATCTCTCATCGGCAGCGATCGAGTCTGCAAAGCCAAAGCAAGGCCCCATCAGTGGGGAGCCAAAACCGGCCAAAGGAACGGGCGCATCATAGTCGTGCTTCGCGAACCAAATCGGAACGAACGACTCCTGCGGTGGGTACACCACTGGTGGAAAGTGGGGCATGCCGGCACGCACAAAGCCGGCAACGATGGCTGCATGCCCAGGCGGCAACTTCTCAGTCGGCAGCCCGGTCGCACTACTAGGAGCAATGTTGCTTGCAACCATGCCAGGGGTGATGGGCATCTTTGCCACCATCGCCACCGCCTCAACGGCGTCAAACTGGCTCTTGGGAAGTGTAACAGCGTTGTGC